AACAGGTGATGTAACTGGTGATGTTACAGGTGATGTAACTGGTAATGTTACAGGTAACGTAACTGGTAATATTACATCAAGTGGCACAAGTACATTTACAACCGTTGATGTAAATGGTGGTGCTATTGATGGCACAGTGATTGGTGGAACTACACCGGCAGCAGGTAGCTTTACAACACTAAGCGCAAGCACAAGTATTACTGGTAACTTAACAGGTAACGTAACTGGTGACTTAACTGGTACAGCAGATGATGCGAATGCAGTTAACCTAACAGCTACAAACACAACAGATGCTTCACACTTTATTATGTTCGCTGAAGCCGCAACAGGTACTGAAGAAATTAGAACTGATACAGGTCTAACCTTTAACCCAAGTACTGATACGCTAACAGCAACAACTTTCAGTGGTGCTTTAAGTGGTAACGCTACAACAGCGAGCACTTGGGCGAATGCACGTACAGTCACACTAGCTGGTGACCTAAGTGGTAGTGTAAGCATTGATGGTAGTACCAACGTAACACTAACAGCAACTATTGCCGCTGACAGTATTGCACTAGGTACAGATACCACAGGCAACTATGTAGCAAGTATTACAAACGGTAGTTACATTACTGGCGGTGACGGTGGTAGCGAAAGTGCCGCACTAACACTAGCAGTTGATGCAACAGATCAAAATACAGCAAGTAAAGTTGTTGCTCGTGATGCAAACGGTGACTTTGCCGCAGGCACAATCACAGCAGATCTAACAGGCGATGTTACAGGCGATCTAACAGGTAATGTTACATCAAGTGGCACAAGTTCATTTGCTAATATCACAATTAGTGGTGACCTAACTGGCAACAGTGCTGGCGCCGCAGGATCAGACATTCTTTGGTCAGGTGATACAGTAGCAGGCTTGTTCCGTGTTGTAGCAAGCGCAACATATGACACAGTTATTATTGGTGGCGACGGTACTGCTGGTGATCTAGTAACAGATTCAAGACTAACAGTTGTTGGTACTGATTCAATGATTATTCCAAAAGGTACTACTGGTGAACGTCCAGGTACTGGCGTACAAGGTATGTTACGCTACAATAGTACAAATGGTAGTGCAGAAGTGTATACAGGCGCAACTTGGAAAAACCTAAGCGGTGACTTTACAATTATCACAGCAGATAGTTTCAATGGTGACGATAGCACTACAGCATTTACACTAAGTGAATCAACAACTACTGCCGCAACAATGATTAGTATTAACGGTGTGGTACAGATTCCAACAAGTGCTTACAGTGTTAGTGGAACTACACTAACGTTTACTGAAGCACCAGCAACAGGCGACGTTATTGATGCACGTATTATTACTACAACAAGTTCACTAGACGGTCTCTCAAGTGGTAACGGTTATATGAAGATTGAGCCAACAAACAGTGCTCTTAACATTTACACTGGTACAAGCTCAGGTACAATCACAAGCTACTATGACTCAGACGGTGCGTTTGTTGAATCTAAGACAGGAGTAAGTGTCGGAACAAGTGCTACAACTGTTGTAAGTTTTGCGGCAGCAACTTACAGAACTGCCAAGTTTGTTGTACAAGCAACCAACGGAACAGATTACCAATCAGATGAGATTTTAGTAATCCACGATGGTACAACTGCTACAATGACACAATACGCTCAAACAGTTGCAGATGGAACAACAGCGTTTATGACATACAGCGTCACAATTAGTGGCGGTAACGTACTACTACAAGGTACAGGTTCAAGTGGAACTTCAACAGTAAGAGCCGCTAAACACTACATCGTAGTATAATAAAATAAGGGGAGGGGAATAACTCCTCCCCAATTTGCTAGAAGGGAGATATGGAACTATGGCAAATAGTAATTTTGTAGTAAAGAACGGTCTTACCGTTGGTGCATTAACAATTGATGCCGCAACAGGTAACATCGTAACATCAGGTACCATTAGTGGTGACCTAGCAACAACAAGTATCGCACAAAACGATACTAGTATTGCATTAAACGACACAGGCTCAGGTAGTGATATTGCAGTAACAGTTGATGGAACAAGTCTGTTCACAATCACTGGAAGCGGTATTATTCCAGCAGTTAACTCTGACGGTTCAACAGGTTTCGACCTAGGTAGCTCATCATTTGCATGGCGTGACGTTTATGTGTCCTCAGGATCACTTTACGTTAATGGTCAAAAAGTTCTACAAGACGATTCAGGTACAATCGTTGTTAGTGCTGACTCTGACCAAAACCTAAGTATTCAAACATCAGGCTCAGGTAACGTTGAACTTGATCCAACTGGTTCAGGACTTATCTCACTAAAAGGTACTGTACAAGTTCAAGCAGGCAACAACATTACATCAAGCGATGGCAATGCTATTACTTTCTCAAACAGTATTGATGTTGATGCTATTGAAAGTCGTTCAACAGACACAAACCTAACACTGACAGCTAACGGCACCGGTGTAGTTTATGTTAACGACGGGCTAACAGTTACAGGTACTATTAGTGGTACAGGTGCATCTGTTAGTTTTGCTGATAATATTTTAGATCTAAATGCAGACTTTACCAGCGGTACTCCAAGTGAAAACGGTGGTATTAGAATTCTACGTGGTGACAGCAATGCCGCAACAATGTTATACAACGAAACTTCAGATGTATGGCAGATCTTTGATGGCACAAATACACATGATATTGTTGGTGCAGATGATACACAAACACTAACCAACAAAACTATTGCACTAGGTAGTAACACAGTATCTGGTACAACAGCACAATTCAATAGTGCTTTAAGTGATGGTAGTTTTGCTACACTAGCTGGTACAGAAACACTTACAAACAAGACTCTAACAAGTCCAACAATTAGCGCACCAGCAATTACTGGTAATGCAACCGGTGTTAACCTAACACTTAGTGGCGACTTAACAGTTAATGGTACAACCACTACACTAAACACAACTAACACCGTAGTAAGTGATGCTCTAATTGAACTTAACAATGGTGCAACAAGCAATGCTAATGACTTAGGTATTGTTATGGAACGAGGCTCAACAGGTGACAATGCGTTTATTGGTTGGGACGAATCAGCTGACAAATTTATAGTAGGCACTACTACAGCAACAGGTGCTTCAAGTGGTGACCTAACAATCACAACTGGTACATTGGTTGCTAACATTGAAGGTAACGTAACAGGTAATGCTGATACAGCAAGTACTTGGCAAACAGCCCGTACACTAAGCCTAACAGGAGCAGTTACAGGTAGTGCAAGTGTTAATGGTAGCGGCGACGTTTCCATTACAACAACAGCAACAAGCGATCCAGTAATCACACTAACAGGCGCAGTTACTGGTAGTGGCACAATGACCAACCTAGGTAACGTATCTATCACAACAACAGCAACAAGTGATCCGGTAATTACTCTAACAGGCGATGTTACTGGTAGTGGTACAATGACCAACCTAGGTAACGTATCATTTGCTACAACCATTGCCGCTAACTCAGTTGCACTAGGAACTGATACAACTGGTAACTATGTTGGAGCAGGTGCTACAAGCGGTAACGGTATTAGTGGTAGTGTAAGTAGTGAAGGTGGAACATTTACAGTTACATCAAACGCTACAAATGCTAACACTGGTTCAACTATAGTGTTTAGAGATGGCTCAGGTAACTTCAGTGCTGGTACTATTACAGCCTCATTAAGTGGTAATGCTAGTACAGCAACAACAGCAACTAATGTTACAGCAACAGCAAATAACGCAACAAACGAAACTGTTTACCTAACATTTGTTGATGGTGCTACAGGTACACAAGGTATCGAGACTGACACAGGTCTTACATACAACCCAAGTAGCAATACACTATCAACTAGCGTATTCTCTGGTACTGCAACCAATGCACAATACGCTGACTTGGCTGAAAACTATGTAGGTGATATGAAGTATGAAGCAGGTACTGTTGTTGAATTTGGTGGTGCAGAAGAAGTCACAAAGGCTGCTCCTGGATCTCCAAGAATTGCAGGCGTTGTTTCTACCGCTCCTGGCTTCTTAATGAACACAGGCTTAACTGGCGCAACAGTGGTTGCTGTTGCATATACAGGTCGTGTTCCAACTAAGATCTCAGGTCCATGCCGCAAGGGCGACATCATGGTAGCTGGTCCAAACGGAACAGCAACAAGAGCTACAAGCGAACCAAAAGCAGGAATGATTATTGGTAAAGCACTAGCAAACTTTGATGGCAACAGTGGTGTTATTGAAATTGCAGTTGGTAGATAATACATAAAAACTCTACTAGAAAAGGGCCTCTGGGCCCTTTTCTTATTTGTACATAATCAAATAAATACTGTAACTATAACACTACGTGGATTTTTTTGATGGCACTAACCAGACCTAGGCAGACTCAACTTCGTGACTCAGACTATAAGAATAGTTGTCGGGTAGTTACAGTTTCTAACATAACATTATCAGGCGGCGCACCTGCTACTGTAGACGGAGTAAATCTACAAGTAGCAGATCGTATACTAGTTACTGCACAAACTGACGCAAGCAAAAATGGTGTTTATCTAGTAAACACAGTTGGCGGCGGCAGTAATGGAACTTGGCAACGTTCACTAGATTTTAATTCTAATGCAGTAGTTACCAGTGGCGCAATGGTGCCTATCACAGAAGGCACTAGTTATTCTAACTCACTGTGGCGTCTAACTACAGCAGATCCTATTACGATTGATACTACTGATTTAACTTTTGTCAACAATATCCTAACAGACATTGTTCAAGACACTACACCACAACTAGGTGGAATGTTAGATGCACAAACATATGGTATGGCGTCATCGCCAACAGCAACCGTAGTTGGCACAAGTGCCACCGCTGTTGATACATTCAGCGCATCAACCTACAGAGGCGCAAAGTATTTGGTCACAGTAGCCAACAGTACAAACTTTGACATTGTTGAAGCACTAGTGGTACACAACGGAACAACAGCAACTATAACAGTGTATGGCGAAGTATCCACTAACACATCATTAGGCGATCTGACAACAGATATTAGCACAGGAAATGTCAGATTACTCTACACAGGTGGTGCTACAGGAAATAGTGTAAAAGTTTTCGCTACATACATTACCTAAGGTCTATTGATAAATATACTATATAACCTATTAAGGAGCTTGCTAGAATGTATAAAATTGAACAAAAGTTTCGTGCTACATATGAAGGTGAAGATATTGTAACACTATTAGAATTCACCGGCGGATCGTCAGAACGCACAACAGAATACGTTGCTAATAGCGTATTTAATAATTATTTAACTACACAAGCTGTTGTAATAGGCAACGGTACTAGTTCTGGAATGAAAAACGGAACACTACTAAGAAAAATTAAAAATCATAGAGGCGGTCTTCTAGCAAGTAATAAATTACAGACTTATGGTACAAACGAAACATGGCGCAGTATTGATTGTGATTTTCTAGTAGCTATTAGCGACGATAATGTTAAACCAATTATAGATTCAGGCTATGCTGACAACAATGTTGTTTACACTAATGCAGACATGGTACTAAAGTATCCAGGCAAAATGTATCTAACACCACAAGATCCGCCTTGGAACGCTGGTGCAATAGCCGCATACCTAGCCGCATTTGATGGACATAGTAAAGTGTTTTTACTAGGATTTGAGACTGAACCAGAAGAAAAACCTTTCTGGGTTAAAAGTGCTAAGACTGTTTTTGAAACATATCCAGATACAGAGTTTGTATACATCACAGAAGAACCTGATGGTAATTTTGCTAAAGAATGGGAAGAGCTAGACAACGTTCGTCACATTGGTATTTGGGACTTCATTAAGGAAGCTGACATCGGATAATTTTTGAATAGTTTCTAACTTCTCAACTATACGATCAAACTTAAAACTACGCGATACCCCCGGATGTAATGGACGGGGGTATTTGTGTAAGTACACCCAACAATAGCCTTCGTGTTCTTTGTTGAGTGTTGGAAGGAATTCTTGTTCTACTGTAACTAGATATGTATAAAAGGTAAACTTTTCGTTGTCACTAACAAACGTTTCCAATGGCACAATCTTTTTAATATCAATTTCGCCAATTTCTTCGACTATTTCTCTTTGTAATCCGGTGACTGTGCGTTCTTGGTTCTCAACCTTGCCACCAGCAATACCCCAAGTATTACCGTACTTGCCTTCGTCGCTTCGTAATAAAAATAGATAGCGTTTAGTATCAAGAGCGTAGATAACGCATCCTGTTGCTATTAGAGCACTATTCGCCACTCGCCTTCGCGATACAGACCTTCTACGCTTTTTGTCCATTGATTATTAAACCACTTGTATTGTATGTTTGTATTTAAGTTTGTAACATACTCTACACCGTTTTCTGTGCTAGCATCAAATATAACACGCCAACGACCGTCGCCTGGTGTGTATTCAATAATGTCATTTTCGTTGGCAACAAAATTGCGATTTTGCCCACCGCCCCAAACTTCAGCACTTTCAGCGTTATCAGAACTACCAATGCGCCCTAGTGTTAGATAACGTACAGGTAGTCCTTGTCTAGCTGTAGGTCTGTTTTGTCCAGGAGAATATGCACCAGTGTTATCGTACATAAGGTTAATAATATTGCTATTATAAGGATCAATTATACCATCAAGACCACCATCAATGGTGTTAGGAGGAAAAGTGTCCTCGTCTCTAGCTGTAACTAATAACTGTGCAGTATCTTGTGGATTGTAACTAACAAATAATGTTGATTCGTAAGTGCGTTCTACATTTGTTAATCTAATTTCAGATGTACCTTCTTTAAGTTCTCCGTAATAGTCTATTAAATCTTTCCAATTAGCAGTATTTTTGTTTCGATCACCTAGTATAAGTTCACCTTCTATTTCAGCAACAGCTTCACCTTTAACAAGAGTAAGTGTGTTACCAGTATATATAATACTATATCCAAAAGGCTCAACTATACGTCTTGACATATAAGAAGTATCATCGATAATATCTTTGCTGAGATTACCATCAGCTTCATAAACACTTGCAATGGCTTTTTGAATAACACCAAGCTTCTTAACTTTAGCTGGAGGACTAATCCAAACTGGCAACTCAAAGTTCATAGTTGAAATACTAATATCTGTATTTGTGCCCATTGGAACACTTCTACTATCCCATCGTGTTTGCGTAAGTAAGACTGTGCTCAAACTAGTCCAGTCTATATAATTGTCAGTACTTTGTATTTCAAGACTTGGATTGAATAGTGTAGCAAGTTGCTCCATGATCTGTAATTTCTGTTCAGTATTACTAGTCCAGATATCTAAACTAAGTTGTAGTAAATATGGAACAGGCATATGTCTTTCAACAGTATAACTATCAAACTTTGATTCATCGTATGTGTTAGTGTCAACGTCTAATCTATGAGAGCGAAAACTTATTTTACTGGTATGATAAGGTTCTTGTACTCGACTTCTATCGTATTGTAAATCAGTAATGTAAACACTCATTGCAGGAACATTTGGTAAGGTGTTTTCGCTGTTGCCGCGAATAATCTGTGCGGCTTGTCTACTAGGATCACCATACATAACTGGAATACGTTGAATTGCAGTTGCGCCTTCAGCAGTTTCGCTACCAAACTCTACATAAAAATTACTAACCATGCGAATAAACTGCTGAACGAATCTGCGTATTTGTCCATCATAGTAAAAGTTTTTATGAAATGTATCAGCCATTATTGTCTGCCTTTGGTCTTAGTGCTTTTGAGAGACTTTGTCTTTCTGGTATAGTATTTGTATCATCTTGCGGATCAACGTAAACCGTATCGTTTTCGCGGAAACCATCTCGCAATGTAGTATTTAAAGGTGTAAGAGGTGTTAGTCCACTTCTAACTCTATCTACTTGTTTAACCCATCTATTACCATCATATTTAAATAATCTATTTGGTAAGAAATCTAAACGTAAGAAAAGATCGTTAGTAGAAGGCGAAGTTGGGAAAGAAATTCCACTTCCGATGTTGTCACCAAACGCATCGCCAGTTAGATATCCTGTTAACCTAACATCAGCTAGCTGGCCCTCGTTTGCTTCGTTATTACTGGCGGTAGCATCTTCGTCGGTTGTACTTCTATGAGTATCATCTGCTGTAGGTGTATCTTCAACATTACCACTAAATTCTTTAAGTTCAAACAAGTGTTCAACGTCATAGCCGCTTCTTGGAACTTCTGCTTCTGCTTGAGCAA